TCCGAAAGAAAGGAGCGGCTATGCAGTTAAGCGATCTTACGCGGCCGGAGGCGGAATACTTCCGGCAGGAATGCAATTTCACGCCGACAGAGCGCAGGGTCTTTGATCTCCGGGTATCGGACAAAAGCATCGTCGAGGTGTGCATGGCGTTGAGCCTGTCCGAATCGGCGGTGAACAGGAAGATCCGGTGCATCAAGGCCAAAATGGCGAGAGTTTAGCGACAGTTTCCCGCAGCGAAAGAGGGAGCTTCCCGACAGGGCGGCTCTCTCTTTTTATGCGATGATTTCTTTAGACACCGGAGCGCTACGGTGAAAATTTTAAGGAGGAATCATCATGGAATACGCATCGAAAGCAACGGGCGGGACCGCCCTCGGTCTCGGCATCGCTGGTACGGCCGGTTGGCTGCTCAACGGCGGTCTCGGCAATCTCTTCGGCGGTCTCGGCGGCAACGGCGTGGTAGCTCCCGCCGTCGCCGGTCTCGCCGCGGGCATGGCGAGCCAGAAGTGCGGCGACGACGCCAACGTCTCCCGCTATGAGCTCAACCAGACGCAGACCATCGCGCAGAAGGACATGGAGATCGCCTACTGGCGAGGCCAGGACGAGACGAACCGCAAGATCTCGGACGCCTACACCAAGCTTGAGAACCGCATTCTCGGCCTTGCCGGCGAGGTGCGCGCGAACAAGGAAGAGCAGAACGGCATCAATCTGCAGCAGGCCGTCTACAACGGCACGAACACCGCCGCTGTCGGCTGCATCCAGGGGCAGATCGCGCAGCTCCAGAGCCTTACAAAGCTCATTGTTCCGAACAGCTCCTGCTGCCCGGGCTGGGGCGAAGTGACCGTCAAACCGGCGACCACGACCGCGGGCACCTGACACATCGCCGGGCGGGGGAGGTGACATTCCCTCCCCTGCTTGACCTATAAGGAGGATTCAACATGATTTCATATACAGAGCTTCAGACGCGCCTTGCGCGGTTTGTCGATGCGGAGATGCTGCCGCACATGACCGGCGGGAAGCGGATCCTGCTCGGCGGATACGCGGCGCTGGCCACAAAGAACGCCGCCGGTATGCTGCAGAGCGCGAAGGACAAGCCGCTCGTTGCCATGACCGGCGCGGTGTCCGAAGAAGGCGTCGATGTTGACGCGCTCTTTTCCGCCGTCAGTCCGTACATCAACGAACCGGTGACGCTATCGCTTCCCGTCGTCGGTGACTTCCGGCTGGACCGGAGCGACTTTGAGAAGCTGTACCGCTATCTGAAAGGAGAATTGTGAGATGAAGAAGATCCAGCGCCTTATCAAAGATATGTGCTACGAGCTGGACGCGGCCGAGCACTACGCCAAGAACGCCCTGCGAAACAAGGACGAGGACAAGGAGCTCGGCGACGTTTACGAGCGCGTCGCTCGGCAGGAGCTCGAGCACTGCGAGATGTTCCACGCGCAGGCCGTCCGGCTCATCCGCGACTATGCCAAAGAGCCGCCGGAGAGCATGCGCGCCATATGGGAATATGAGCATGACAGGATCATGGAGCGGGACGCGAAGATCCGCGTGATGCTCAACCTCTATGACGGGAGATAA